ATGGGGGGACATTATACCCCCTTAATATTTAATACCCCCAGTATGAAACTAACAGTTAAGCAAGTTGATAGCAGTAAGCCAAAAGAAAAGGACTACAAACTATTCGATGGAGGAGGTTTATATCTATTAGTTACAAAATCAGGAAGTAAATATTGGAGATTAAAATATCGTATAGATGGCAAAGAAAAAGTTTTAGCTATCGGTGTCTACCCAACGATAACTCTCGCGGAAGCCAGAAAGAAAAGGGATGACGCAAAACGGCAGTTATCTGATGGCGTTGATCCTAACAAGATAAAGAAGGATAAGAAAAGGGATTCAAAGTTTGATGGAAGCAATACGTTTAAAAGCATTGCTCTAGAGTGGTATGAGGGAAGAAAAGACCGATGGTCTGAAGGTTACCGCAATGACATGATGGAAGCATTTGAAAATGATGTTTTCCCATATATTGGAGATCGCCCAATAGCAGAGATTAAACCTCTCGAATTGCTTGAGGTACTTTCGATAATGGAAAAGCGTGGCGTTACAGAGAAATTAAAAAAAGTCCGTCAGCGCTGTGGTGAGGTTTGGAAATATGCCATCATAACTGGACGAGCTGAATATAATCCCGCCCCAGATTTAGCTAGTGCGTTTATTCCACATCAACGAGAAAACTATCCGTACTTATTAGCTGATGAATTGCCTGAGTTTTTATCTTCGGTAGACAAGTATCAAGGAAGTCAGATCGTAAGAACTGCATTAAACATCTTAATGCTCACCGGTTTAAGACCAGGGGAGCTAAGAAAATCAGAATGGTCATTTATCGACTTTGAAAGCAGAACATGGAAACTGCCAGAAAGAATCATGAAGATGGGTAGAATGCATGTGGTGCCAATGTCAGATCAGGTGATTTCTTTACTGCGTCAAATACAGCCGATAAGTGGCGATTATCAGTATATTTTCCCTAGCCGAACGAATCATAAGAAACATCTGTCTGAAATGGCGATAAATACAATGATTGGCAGAATGGGTTATAGAGGAAGGGCTACTGGTCACGGCTTTAGACACACCATGAGTACAATATTGCATGAGAAAGGATTTAATACAGCGTGGATAGAGTTACAACTTGCTCATGTTGATAAAAACTCTATCCGTGGTACTTATAACCATGCGCTGTATTTGGAGGGGAGAAGGGAAATGATGCAGTGGTATGCTGATTATATAGACGAGCTGAGAAGTAAAAAGAAATAAAACTCAATTGATGGTATTATCAGGGCAACGAGCATTATTGATTCGTTGCTCTATCCATTCATCTACTTCACTTTCAATAAAACGAACTGAGCGAGATCCTATTTTTACCTGCTTTGGAAACTCTCCTTTATCTATTAATTTGTAAGTCCATGACTTGCTATATCCTGTTCTATCTAAAACTTCATCCAAGCGTAATAGTTTATATTCCATCTTTCTATTCCTTTTGTAATTTCGTAATACTATCCATTCTTCCGTTTATATTGCTCATGATCATCACCACAATCTTTACTGCAATATGCACTATTAGGTGCAACCGGTTCTTCGTGATACCAAATACACATTCCGTTATGAGATTTAATTGCTGGTTTACGATTTGATAATGATGTTTGAATATGTAATTCGTTTATTTCATTTGCTGAGTCAATAATATCCATAATTACGCTTGTCCTGTTTCAATTAAATAAATAAGTACACATAATGCTATTAGCCCTGCAAGTTAATTAAATATCATAATTCATCTATATTAATTTAATGCTTCCTTCTACTTGGTTGACATATACATCCCAATCACCATATTTCTCTCGTGCAAATAATTCGAGTCGAGGAACATCTCCGTATAATTCTTCTAACCTATAATGTATTTCTTTTGGCTTTTCGCTATGCTCACCAAGACATGAATAAATAACTTGCCTAACACTTGCAGACTTACGAGGTAATCCATTACCTCTTGTGGCTATTAAACACATTTCAATATTTTGACGAGTGTAATTACCGCAATTAATCTTCGTCTCATTGTTTAATATTTCCATAAAGTCAAAGAAATCTTCTGGGGTTTATTTATTCTATCTCCTGCATTTTTATTTAATTTCACCCATGCGAACCCGAACATGTTTTTAACTTTAAAATCCCATGCTTCGGCTAATTTAATTGCTTCGAGTGCAAAGTTTCCGGTGTACCACATAAACAGTACGGCATTTTTAGAGGAGTGTTTTTCTATTGGTAATCGGGAGAGAGAATATAAGTCGGTGGTGTTGTAATGATTATCTGCTGCGCCATTTGAAACTTTGTTATTGTAAGACCAAGGTGGATCGCACAATATCAAGTCATATTTTTTCATTCTTCGCATCCTTAATCATTAAGAATGATTCCATAGCGCCACGGTATAAGCTTTCACGCTCAACCTGACCAACTGAACCATGGCAGCACATCCAGCCACCTGAGCTTTTAATCATCGATATTTCATTCTCAATAATAATCGGCATTGCGTCAGTAGGGTTATTGCATGGGTCGAAAGTCCGATAGCCGCTATCCATATAAGCTAATACAGATTCTTCCGTTAATAAGCATTTCTTCTTTAACCTTGTAGCAACCAATTCATTAATTTGAAGATCGGTGTACTTATTATAGCTATTCATTGATTACTATCCTGTAATTTCTATATTGTCAGAGTCAATAAACCAAGGTTCTATTTCGTCAATCCGAATCCCCATATCATCTAGCGAAGGATAGCCATCAATTCCTTTATCTTTAGACCAATCGAATTGCTCGGTAAGCCATTCTTCATCCTTGAAGTTATTGAATGCTATTTGTTGGAAGCACTCAGCACAGAACATTGCAAAACCTGCTTTCTCATGGCTACCGTGTATATCAGCTCTATATTCATCACCAGAATAGAATTTATTAATTTGTTCACATGATTTTTTAAATTTATCTTCATCGATAACAGTGATTACCATTTCTAAATCTTTTTGCCACGAGCCAGAACTTATTTTAATTTGTCTCATCTGTATATTTCTCCACAAATAACCTTAACATCCCTCATTGACATTAAATATTCAGCACGTTTATTACATTCTGATTGGGTGTATATTTGCTCCGTCACAGGCACAGCAGAACCCTGTATTAGCATGAGTAATACATATCCGATTATTTTCATTAATTGTTACTCTGAATTTTAGGTATAAAAAACCCTGCTAGTGCAGGAGGTGGTTGTTAGATGTAATTTTTAACATATCCTCTTCAAGTTCAATAATACTATGAATAAGATCGACTCTTTCTCTAAATAAAGAGTTTTCATCTACAAGCCATGATTCTATTTTTTCATTGATGAATACTATAGAGTATATAATTGAGTAAATTGTTTCAGAATAATAGTTATCTGAATTTATGGATAGTATAAGTAAATTGTTTAAAGTGTCATAATTTATCTTGAGTATATAAAAATTAAGTGGGGATTTATTAGGTCTTGCAATTGTTATATGGGTATAATCTCCATTCCTATCGATTGTCCCATCTTTTGATTTTTGCTTTGTAATATGTTCATGCATTTTTTTTATGTACTTTAAATCATCACTAATTCTTCTGCACTCTAAAATTAACACGTCAGATATAGATTTATTTTTTTTGTTAGTTAGCTCTTTTTCAGCGTTTTTATTGTCTTTACGTTGCAATAAGTACACACCTATTGTGGCAAAGATACTAAATGCGGAAATAAAGCTAAAAAATGTACTCCATTTATTATTGTTATCAATATTCCAATAAAAGAAAATTGCGTAAGTTATAGCAACAAAAATAGCAACTCCCAAAGCTATGTATAACAACCAACTTCTATTCATACCCCCTCCTTATTTAAAGCAGAAATCATACTCACATCCATGTGACTAATCCACTGGCAAAATGCCTCCTTAGTCTACTTTGCTAAAATCAATAACCCATACCCATTCGTTATTTACCCAGCTATCAATTCCATATATTGCAATCCATACCGCAGCAAAGTCAGAAGTATGTGTATTTAATTTCCCGTCAAATCCCTCGGCTTCTGCATCACTTTCGCTGATATCGTTTACTTGCTGAACCCAAACATTAGTAATTTCAATTTTCCCTTTGATATTACCGTCCTTGTCTGCAATGTTAATGATGTCGCCAGTTTCACCATACGGGCAATCAACATCAACAAAGCCATGACACCATGCTGCACATACTTGCTCGGATAAGGTGTAACCCTCTTGCCATGCATTAAGCTTACGTAACTCTTCCTCGGTTACTTTAGGCTGTGGCTCAATCGGTCTACGTGCCTGCGTTTTTCTACCATCCATGACAGCCGCTAACATTGCATCGTTAAACTTGATTCTGTCTTTCATCACTCCACCTTTCTATATCCAGCTTTATATAAACGCTCTGCATACATGTAAGCAGTAGCCATACCTGTATCGGAAATATCAAAGCTTCCTTTTTCGGTGTTTACATTCGCAAGTGATAAATCCTTCGCCATTTGCTGAATTTCCTTTTCAGCTATCTCCTTACGTCTCTCATCAGCTATTTCTTTCGCTAAGTCAGAACAGTCAAAGCAAATGTTGGCTTTCTGTCCTTCAATTAAGTTTTCTTTTCCAACTTCACGACTACAAAGACTGCAAACATTTTTAGGATCTGGCTCTGGTACGATAAATTTCATAAATTGTCCATGATGCGAGTAACTATTCATATTCATTCCTCTGCTTGCATCCCTGCGAGTTAAATTAAGCTGTCCGTAGCTTTCATACTGATATCACTTGGTTAAATCACATAAATAGTGTGGCGTGGGTAGGGGAGTCCAATTGGCGCGAATGGAATGTCGTCTTCTTGAAAATCCATCGGTGGCTGATTCTGTGGTGCTTGATGTTGTGCTGGCTTCTGTGGTTGCTGTGGTTGACCCCATCCTTGGTTTTGTTGTGGATTCTGCCTACCAGCCTGATTGTTGTTACCTAACATTTGCATTGAACCATTAATATTCACTACAACTTCCGTGCTGTATCTGTCTTGTCCATTTTGATCTTGCCATTTACGTGTTTGTAATTGGCCTTCGATATAGACTTGTGAACCTTTATGCAGATATTCTCCAGCGATTTCGGCAAGTTTTCCGAATATCACAACTCTATGCCATTCAACGCGTTCCTTGGTTTCACCTGATTGTTTATCTTTCCATGAATCGCTGGTGGCTAATGTAATATTAGTAACTGCATCGCCATTTGGGAGGTAACGCATTTCAGGGTCTTGACCTAGGTGTCCGATTAATAAGACTTTGTTTACACCTTTACTTGCCATTACATTGCCTCCAATTCAGATTTTCTGATGTTATATACTTCCTTTGCTTTCGATTGTTCAGGCGTTTTTCTGAGTAACTTCCATGTTTCACCAAATTCTTTTTTCAAAATATTTAGATCTGTAATAGCTATTGCTGAATTAGTAAAATCTTTCAATATTTGATCTGGTGTTCTCGGTGCTACATTGTGGACTTCTGCATCAGCATCGATTGCCGTTTCTTCGGTTGGTATACAAAATGTTTGGAAAGCTGCGTATTTATATGCAATAGACATGGCTTTATTTGTGGCTTTGTCTCCGCTATCCATCGCTTCACCATAAGTCACAACTGTGTGTTTACTTCCATCTTCAACAGAAACAAATTCAAACTCAGCTTTCACTACGACATAGAATAACAAGCCACCTCTTTGTGTTTGTCTTTCCGTGACGGTACGTTCAATAATCCGTGGAAGAATAAGTAATCCATGCTTAACTAGAGCAGGAGCAAGGGCGTTATATACTGCATCGATTCCTCTGAACATAAATCCTTGTTGTTGGTTTACACTTCCTTTTTTAATGCCCGTTTCAGCCATTTCTCTGGCAACATTACTAATAGCTTTGTATACAGCAGTCATATTAATCCCCTAAATATTGACCTTGACGGCGATCACTTCCGTAGTAATCGACTTCAAAATTATTACTAGGTACATATGTCCTTTTTGAATCTCGTTGGGCTCGAATATGCTCTGGAAGAGGAGGGTGATTTTTTGATGCATCTAAATTCATATACCAAAGCGTCATAGCGAGTCTCTGTTCAGCTATGCTAGGCGAATTGTTAGGTATTTCTCCTTCAATAATAGCTATTGAATGAGCGAGAACTTCTTTGAAATTTCTTTTCGGAGTAGATGAACTTAGTCGAGGGTATTTATCATTTGGGTATATTTGATTATTAAAATTATTCACAAAAAATTACCTCTATCCATAGAGCCTATTCATTGGGATATTCATTTTTTTGCATACCTTTGCGTTGTATTGCTGTTTTATGCCATAAGCCTGTTTTAATGTCTGATTGGCCTTATTCCATCCATGTTCATCTTTGAGAAAATGGGCGTTCCTTGCTTGGATTTGAGCTAAACAAAGTGTGTATTTATCAATGTTCATGTTTACCTCTGGATGTGCAAAATCCTCACTAATTAAGTGATAGTGGTAATGATTAATATATTCTGGTGTTGGCGAAAAAAGATTTAGATGAGAGGAAAATATTTTTATTAATGTTTAACTTTGTTTACTAAGGTATTTAAAACGGCTTTTTTTAATGCCGTTTTTATCGCATTTTCTCCAATCAAATTATCTGAGAAGTCGCTTAGTAATATAGCTAACTCAGGGATTTCATCTGAAGCATTTATTTGAGTGTTTACTTCTACTCGATGTGGTTTATTTTCAATATGATTTAAAGTCAACTTGACGTTAATAACAACGGAAGTATCTTGTTGAGTCATGATTTATTTCCTATTGGTAAAGTTATTGTTGCTTATCTTATGGATTGGAATTAGTTAATTGTGGCTGCTTTTAACCACTTTAGGCGAGGTGGTTTCACTGTGCTCCTATATATGAAATCGGTTATAATTAACTCCCCACCCCACACAATATGAGAGTTAGTTAAATGGTCTTTGTCATTAATTTCTTATGCCCAGTTACGCAAAATACAATTAGTCAGCTTCAAGATAGGTGCTTAACAGCTATAGCAAATGGAGCTACTGAAATAAAAATACACATATCTAGTCAAGGTGGTGATATAGCTGCTGGATTCACTGCGTATAACTTTTTAAAATCTCTTCCTGTAAATGTCACCACGCATAACATTTCTAATGTTGAATCTATCGCAAATATTATCTATTTAGCTGGCTCAAAAAGATTAATAAATCCTATGGCTAGGTTCCTATTACACCCATTTCATTGGGGGTTGGGAGGATTGCAGAGCGTAGATCATGAAAGACTAAGGGAATGGGTTTTAAGTTTGGATAATGACTTAGAGAGATTTATCAATGTAATGAATACGGAATGTTCCCAGCAAGACTGGAGAGGTATAATCAAAGCATCAACAATATATAATTCTTCTGATGCTATTGAGTTAAATATTGCCAGTGAAATTTCCGATGCCTCCATAGAAAGCACTGATAAGTTGCTTTGGGTTATTTGTTAATTCACCATACTGATTATTTATATTTAACTCTATCGAATTAAAGGTGCTTTCTTTTTCCAATACAATAAAATCGCCTTTTACAAACTGAGCAATCTTTTGGGGTTTACCATTAGTGAAGTCATATGAATATACACGCTCTCGCTTCAAAATTTCAGCAATCGTTTCTCAGGTTATATTTTTCTATTCTGGTGAAAGATCTTTAAAACTCATTTTACCCCTATCTAGCGGTCACTCTGAACTTATTGCGGGGCATTTTTGTTTTAACTCCTGAAAATATTAATACGTCTGGTAAACAACAGTTATCAGGTGATGATTGATACTTAGGTTCAATACTTCTAGTCACAGGAATGTGGCTTAGTGATAGTGTCTTTTCAACGCGGTTTAATTTTTTAGTTTCTAGTTGAAATATTGAGTCCAGTTGCATCTCAATATCTTTAATTGCAATGGCTTCGACTTTCCGTCTGGCATGACGTCTATTTGCAGAGTTACCACGTAAAAAGTCTGGTTTGCGTGATTTCTTCACTTTTATAGTTGCCATATATCCTCCAAACAGTTGGCTTTAGTGATTGGTGATAAAATAAATCCGAAAACCTTCTGAGAAGGTTGACGCTTTATCAGCGTCGCCGTTCTGGTAGCTAATACACAGCTCGCCACCATCGTTGTTAAAGAACATCAACGTGCTGTGTTCCGTTGATGTTCTTAGTTTATTAAATACTAAAATATAGGTCAAGTATTTACTAAACACTATTTAGTTAATGGTTAACAAAACCATGAATGTTAAGCAAATTTATTTGTAAAAAACTTAGATTGTAGCGCAGATCACTTTTGGATGAATGGAAGATGAAAAAGAAAAGCCCTATCCTAAGTTGAAAGGGCTATATTATTGTTGCGAGAGAATGAATTGGACTTGAAAATTCCTTAGAAGCTCATTAGTTCTAATAGTTTTAACATTAAAATAATCACAAATATCAGGTATTTTTGGCTTACAACTATTGTTTTTATCTCTAATTTCGTGAGTAACTACAATGGAGTTTGTTGCTTTTGCTTTTGCTATGATCCATGGATCTGCAACGGATAAAAAGTTTTGTATATGGGGTAAGCTATTTTTATGTCTTGGTGTATATTCTTTTTGAACATAATTTGCAATAGCACGAAAATGTACTTGAGTTTCCTGATCATCAATGCTTTGGAAACAATGCCTTATGTTTTTTGACCAAGAACATATTTCATCATCTCGTTTTTGTAATTCATCAAAGACATTTCGAATACTTATTAATTGCCCATCTATGAATTTAGAACCCATAAATTCCCAGAAACCAGGACATAAATCAAAACAATAATAATCATTTTGAGCTTGAATAAATATATTTGCGTCAATTAGATAGCTCAAAGCCCGAACTCCTTCTGAGCAAATGCATATAGTTTATTTGGCTGTATTCCTGTTAAACTTTGAGCCTCTCTTAAAAGTATTTTTCCTTCTAACGCCTGAGTAATCACGGCAATAGTAAGACGCTCACTAGTTCTCACTTTTTGGTTGCGATTATAATCGCCACCACTAGAGGTACTTTTTTCATTTATTATACTTACGTATTGTGTATATTCATGTTTGCTTATCAGTTTTAAATCTACAGCTCGCCTAGCTATTACCCAGCTACTAACTCTGAAAATATCTCTCAACATATCAATATTTTCTTCAAGAGATATACTATTATTCCATTTTTCTAAAAATATTATTTCTGGAGTTAAATATTCAGCAGCAGCAGCATTGCAAATCATCTCTTCTTTTTCTCGAGAGTTTATAGATAGATCAGATATTGCGGACTGGCCGAGAATCAGATGAGATAACTCATGAACCAAAGTAAATATTTGTGCTGCTTTTGCATCGTTAGTGTTAATAAAAATTACTGGTGCTATCTTATCTGCGATACAGAACCCTCGAAAATCATCAACACTAATAGGTCTTGTATTATTGCTTTTTACAACACCACTTCTCATGACTAGAATTCCAAGAGACTCTATTTTTTTTACTAATACGGAGAAAAAATCCCTCCATTTACCTCTAGTTGGCGGAATTTGAAGGTCAATGTATTCTTTTATTGTAGCTACAATTTGCTTAGGGTGACTATTAGGTGGGAGCTTACCAATTAGCTCAACTTCAGGTATCCCATTGGATAAGGCATAATCTCTATACCAATCTTGTTTAATTAACACATCACTAATAGTGTCTTTTAGTGCTACACTCACCTCGTTATTTCTACTTCCCACAGTTCTCCTATCTGGGATTGGTAGATTTTCTTCTGGTGGCGTATTGAGATATAAATACCCAAACGGGATTTTTGTTATATTTGCATATCGTTGCGCTTGTGCAAAAGAGATAGGTTCTTTACCTTCTTCCCATGCAATAATTACATCAACAGGCTTTTTGAATTTTTCAGCAATATAATCCACAGAGAGAGAAGCTCTGCATCTCGCCCATGTAAGTATATTGTTGTTTATAAATGCCTGTGTCATTGTATGCCTTGATATGTTATACGCTATTCTCTTTATTTGAGTATGTATTTAACTGAATAAAATATCAATTTGGTTATACCTATTATTTCTTATACATCACAACATCTTTCTAAAGATGCTATGAGGCTACTAAAAAAGTGTTTTACCTGTTTTTTCACAGATATCAATAAACTTGATAGGTTTAACTATAGCTGCGACATAATGAATTGTATCTACTTGGTCTGGTGATAACGTTATTGGTTTATGTGAGTTGTTGATACTGGTGAATTGATAGTCGCCATCTCTAGTTTTATTAAAGATTTTTATCATGTTGTGACCATCAATCGTGCGTACAAATACCTCGTCACCTGTTTTTACTGATGTATTCGGTTCAACGACAACATACTCACCTGATTGAATGCGAGGCCACATACTGTCACCTTTAACTTTGAGCCCGTATGCATCAACATCATCACTGTATATTTTTAACCATCCACTATGGGCTTCAATCATATCAACAGCACCATCGACACCTAGAAATGCTTCGCCACGTACTTTGACTAAACCTGATGGTATTTTACCTATGAATTCAACCTCATCATCCTGAATATCTTGGGTATCCAGATAACCAATAGGCATCCCATAGTCTCTTTCTAGACGACGAGCTGCCTTCTCTCCAAACGATGATTTACCACTCATCAGTTGAGATATATAGCTTTTCTCTTTAGTGGGCAGGGTTTTACCTTTAAACCACTGTGAGAGTTTTATTTGTCTTAATTTTTTTATTTCCATACCTTTATTTTGATTAGTAATGACTAAACAAGCAAATACTTGACGTTGGGTTTAGTGTTTAATAAACTTCATATTTAAAACTAATGGAGAGTAAATATGGAGTTAAAAAAATATATAGATTCACTTGAGTGGGGTGGTGCTAAAGAATTAGCTGACCAATTGGGTGTTTCGAAGTCTTTCCTTTCTCAAATGGCATCTGGTGTTAGTGCTATTTCTCCTAAACGTTGTGTTGAAATTGAAATAGCAACAAATGGTGCAGTTACACGCAGAGATTTAAGGCCAGACGATTGGTATAAAATTTGGCCTGAATTAGAAACTGTATAGTTTTATTCGCTCTTTAACAATCGCAGTTTTTGACTGCTACGGAGTCGCTGATAAAGCGACAACTTTTCCCCCAATATCAACTCATACGGAATGAGCCACGGATCATTATTGTCCCTTAGTTAACTCATAAGGACTTTAAACAATGGAATGCGCAAATACACGCAAACAATTCAATCAATTTATCTCTAATCACCTAATAGCTTCAGCATTACAAGCATTGAGAAATAAAACTCAGTCTGCTGTGGCTAGAACGTTAGGTGTCCATGATTCAACAATCCTACGTCGTACTGAAAAATATCCTGAAATATGCGAAACA